CACAACCAGTTCCTGGAAATGGTCTTTCAGTAAATACTGGAACAGTCAATACAGACCCAGCATATGCACCTAGCTCTTATTCTTATCAATGGACAAGAAATGGTGCAGCAATTTCTGGGGCCACATCAAATTTATATTACTTAACAACAAGCGACTTAGGTACAACTGTTACATGTACTGTTACTGCAAATAATAATCGTGGGTCAACTCCAATATCAGCAACAGGTGGCGTATATGTTTTTCCAGCGGCCCCAACTGGGTTGACAATCACAGACAATACTGTTACTCCTAATCAGCCATCATTTGTTACCGTAACAACATCAGCTAACTCATGGTCTGCAAGCTGGGGATCGTCTTCTCCTTTATCTTACTATTCAGTTTCTTCAAATAATGGTGCTCCATCAAACTCATCTCCAACTGGAACGAGCACATCATCAAGTAGTGCATCTCCTGGATCGGTAACAGTTTTTGTTAGTGCTGTAAATAATTCAACCACAGCTAGAATAGCGTGGAATGCCGTTCCTGGTGCTACCTCCTACTTAGTACAGCACTCATTTGGAACAATTACTACAACCAATACTTTTCTTGATATAACAAATCAATATGGAACTCTTAATGCAACGGTAACCTCTCTTTTTAATGGCAATGGTGCATATCAATCTACTGCAAATGGATCAATATTATCAAGGCAATCTGGTACGGCTTCAGGTTCGGCAACAGTTCCATCACCACCAGGAACACCATCGCCAAGTACTAGCTCTGTAACATCAAATAGTTTTGTTGTGTCTTGGTCTCCAACTTCTAACACAGATTCATATCAGATTGATGTTGGAACTTTTAGTGGAGGAAGCAACATATTAAGTACAGCAACTACTAGTACATCAAGAACCGTTACTGGCTTATCTGGACTCACAACATATTATATTACCGTTAAGGCATATGGAAATGCTTATGCTGGATATGGGGGGTCTGGAACTACTTCGGTTCAAACATTAGAAGCTTATGTCACCCCAAGTATAGGTACGGTAAGCTTAAGCTCTACCAATTTCCAAAGATACTCTGTATCTGGATCAAACCAGGGTATGAAGTGGGGATGGGACAACGTGTTTTGGTCTGGATCAGTGGCAGAACCTTTGTGGATGGAATGGGAGATATACTTTGTATCTTCTGGAGGATCTTATCAGTACTACGGATTTGAAAATTATTTTGCGGGACAGCAAAGCTCTCCATTAGTTAATGGGTATACATGGAGCTATCTTGTATATACCCCAGGAGACTTGCCTTACTCTACATCCGCTAGATATTTAAGATGTAGGTTCTCGGTTTATGATACAAATTATGCAATTAAAAGCGGAGCATGGTCTAATAGAATATAATGGAGGTATATGATATGATAAGTAATGCAGAAAAAATTCAGATTATAGATGGTCATCTAAAGCAGCTGGCCTACGAAAAATATAATGCTGAACTTAAGCTAGAATACAATAGCATAAATGAAGAATTAAACGATTCTGAAGTCACCAATCTAACAAATATTTTGGCAGACATTAATGCAAAAATTCAAATGCTTGAAACTAAAAAAACACAACTAGGATAAGGAGAAAGAAATGCCAACATATAGCAAACTAAGTAATGACGAGAAGACTGCAATTAAGGAGTCTTTGGTCCGTAACCTTGAATACCAGATGTATTCATTGGAAATGGAAATTGTTGCGGAAAACGCTAAAGCTACACCAGACTCATCAAAGATTGAAATTATTCAATCAAACATTGATGATAAAGTAGCACAAATCGCTGCAGTAAACGCAGAATAAATAGGGAGATAAATTGGGTTATAGAGAAGTAGTAATGTCTCAAAGCCCACTATCATTTTGGCCACTAGATGACGATGTTACGACAGGTATCGCTAAAGAGGCTACTGGTAGTGGGAATAATGGCGCATATGCTGGCTCTATATTTGATGAAGCAATCCCACTTGTTGCCAATGGAATTTATGGAACAAGACTAACAGACTCTACTGCTGGTATTTACTATCCGCTTCCAGGAGCATCTGGAGCGGGACAGTCATGGACAGATCCAAGTATCTGGACCAAAGGTAAAAGCAATCAGTCATTTAGTATTGAGTTATACTTTAAATTAAATGAAGATTCATTGTCAATATCAGACGAAATAGTTTTATTTGGAAATAAGACTTTACTTCAGTCTTCAGAAAATTCTGCTATACAGACGTACACAGATTTGATCGACGACTATGAAACCTATACTGATGTGCTAGCGGCATTCGATACCTATGACGAAATCCTAAACGCCACTATTCTTGCACCTTACGGAGTATATGTTTATAAAAATAAGATTTATTTTAGACCAGACCCGTTAATAAATTATTATGTGTCTTATGAAGTTCCAGACTGGAAGCGTAGATATCACATTGTTGCTAACTATTCGTCTAACGGAATATCTCTTATTGTAAATGGAACAAATGTATCTACAAAATCATCTTCTGAACTATCCGACATATTTCAGTTTAGCCAGAACCATGGGGCTATGAGAACATATGGTTCTGATAATTATGACATAACAGTTGATGGTGTCGCAGTATACGGATACGTTCTTGATTATGTTAGGGCAACAGAGCACCTTAATCTATCTAGAAAAACAATTCTTAAAGATAGATACTATAATGCAAATTCTCAAGTAACTTACATACCTAATAATAAAGACTGCTTGATAGCTTATAAGTTTGCCAACAACTGGACAGGATTTGATTTTACAAATGCATTGGTTAATTCAATTAATCAAGTAACACTAAGATATATATCTAACGCAACTGTATCTGGTGGTACTGGAACCCAATCAGTAGTAGATGCTAGAAGCTGCCTATCTCTAGGTGCTGGCGCATTCCTAGACCTGTCAACAGTAGCAAGATTGGCTGAGGGTGGCACAGCAATATCTGTAAGTTTTTATCATGACCCACTAACGCCAGAGAAGGGCCTTGTATCTATGTACAACTTCCAGTCTAGCCAAAGCTTAACAATAAGAATAAATGGCTCTGACGACTTTGTTTTTAATTTGAATGGGGTGGACACAACCACCACATCTAGCCCAGTGGCGGGATGGAACGAGATCCTTGTAGAAAACAAAACGGGATCCCTAAAAGCATACCTAAATGGTACAAGTATATTTACCTCAGTAGATTATATACAAACAATAACAGATTTATATATTGGAAAAGTAAATGACCTATATGCAGCATGTCCAGTTACTTGGATAGCAATTAAGTCAGGAATTCAATATGAAATCTTAACTGATTACACATTATACAATGAAGAAGCAACTTTCATTCTCAAGATGAATAACAATCTTAAATGGTCTCAGTATGGAAAGATTGAGGGTCTATTAACATTGCCTGCAGTCGATTACAGCGGTTCTCTGGCCTTTTATACAACTTCCTCGCCGAATGTATCGGTTACCTATAATAACGGCTTAGAATGGCCTAGAATGGCTTCTATGCCTACCCTGTTGGATGATCCAACAAATCAGGTAACGTCATATGACATAAAAGCTACATTATTTACAAATGACTCAGAAGATGATCTACCAATCTTATCAAACATTGGGCTATACGCATATACCCAAGGAATGAAGCGGGTAGTTTCAGACAATACAAATGAAGCTGCCGTAATAGTAAATTCAGACAATTGCGTTATCTTTGATGACGACGTTGAGGTATTGGATAGACTGGATCAGTCTGGTATTAGATTATCTGGGAGCTCATATTTGAAGATCCCGTCACAATCAAGTAATTATGACTCTGGCGGATTCAATGGAACAAAGTCTATTTCTTTAGTCTTCAAGATAAATGAACCTTTAGTGGCAAATAAGTACATTCTGGAATCTGGATCAAAGTCTTTATATTGGGACGGGTCAGCATGGCAACACCCAGGATTCTCTAAGATGTATGTAAATGGTCAGGAGACATTTGATAATCAGGCTATGGTAAATGATTGGGTTCATGTCGTATTAACCTCAACATCAAAAATAAATGCTGGAACAGATATATATGTTGGAGCAGACGACGCAGGAGCAAATCAAACAGATATTACCTTGGGTCTATTTGCAATGGCTGCCTACACCCTAGATCAATTTGATGCAGAGACAGAATACGAGGTTCTTGTTGGATACCCACAGGAGGGCCTAGGTCAGGAACAAGTTTCCTTCAATATAATCGATTATGGCCTAATTCCGTACAAAGTTGCTTGGCAAACAGCATAAAGTTGTCACATTCTAGTACAAAGTATAGACTTTGGCAATAAAAGATGGTATCATTACTATATGAAATCAATTAAAACATCCGTTGTTGAGGAAACTACCCTTGGGGTCTACATTTGGCAAATGCCAGACGGACGTTGGGTCGGAGACGATGAGGGAAACTTTCTCTCTATTTCTGCATTCAAAAATGACCAAAATAGAATCAACGCTCTAAAAGAAGCTGTCAGAGGTTATGGGATACAGACAGGCAAGGCCGTATTTTTGTCAGGACAAAGAAAGATTAATGACGAAGAATATGAAGAGCAGCAACAGCGTTTGAGGTGGGGACTAACACCAGACCCACTAGATATTGGTGAGTACAAAGACAGTCTAAAGAATTTGAGGAACGATTAATGTCAGACGCAATTGAAGATAATTTAAATGAAGTATCTGCAGTTCTTTCTGGTGACTTTTTCACAGAAAGACCAGCGGAAGAATCTGATCCCTTTTATGTAAAGGCTGAAGAGCTTTCTAAGTATCGTGGATTCTCTCCAAACTTTAAGAGAAAGAATACACGTCTTATACAAAAGTTTCAGCAGGGTGCAGACGGACAAGCAAGATCAAAGAAGTATGAGCAAGAAATTCTCATGGGTTATGACATCCTTGATGTTATAACACCGCCATACAACCTAGACTACTTGGCTAAGATTTATGAGGTATCTTCACCACACTTTGCGGCATGTAATGCAAAGGCAGCAAACATTGTTGGGCTTGGCTATGACTTTTCGCACACTCGTGCTACTAAAGAAAAGATAGCAGATCTTTCTGATACACCAGAAAGCCTACAAAGATTCCGTGCAAAATTAGAGCGGATGAGAGAAGACCTATACGACCTACTTGAGTCTATGAACCAAGAGGATACATTCACAGAAACCCTTACAAAGGTATACCTAGATTTTGAAGCCACAGGAAATGGATACATTGAGGTTGGCCGTAAAGTAAACGGAGAAATAGGCTTTGTTGGCCATATTCCAGCAACATCTATGCGTGTTAGAAAAGACCGTGATGGATTCGTTCAGGTAATTGGAAACAAGGTTGTTTTCTTCCGTAACTTCCAAGACAAGGCAACACCAAATCCAATTGGCGATGATGAAAGACCTAACGAGGTTATTCATATTAAGAAGTACACACCAACAAACGGATATTATGGTGTGCCAGATATTATTCCAGCAAAGACTGCGCTAGCAGGAGATGAATTTGCATCACGCTTTAACCTTGATTATTTTGAGAACAAAGCTGTTCCAAGATATATCATTACAGTAAAGGGAGCTACACTTAGCCGTGAAGCTGAGCGTAAGTTGCTTGAGTTCTTCCAGACAAACCTTAAGGGTAAGAACCATAGATCTATCTATATTCCGCTACCAGCAGATGATGACGGAAATAAAGTAGAGTTTAAGATGGAAGCTGTTGAAGCGGATGTTCAAGACTCTTCATTCAACAAATACCGTCAGCAAAATAGAGACGAAATTTTAATTGCTCACAGAACTCCTATCTCAAAGCTAGGACTTCCAGAGGGCGTATCCCTTGCAGCAGCAAAGGACGCAGACAAGACATTTAAAGAGCAGGTTGCTAGACCAGCACAAAGAAACCTAGAGAAGAAGCTAAACCGTTTGATTGCAGAATTTACGGATGCTTTTGTTTTGAAATTTAATGAACTTACTCTCACAGACGAGGACACACAGTCCAAGATTGATGAGCGTTACCTACGAATGAAGACCATTGTGCCTAATGAAGTTCGTGCAAGACTTGGTATGCCAGGCATGCCAGGGGGCGATCAGCCAGTTGTCCTAACAGGACAGCAAGCCGCCGACCAAACTGCGAGGGGAACAGGAAACCGTAGAAGAGATCAGGAAAGAACCGCAAATGCTACTGATTCTAACGGTGAAGCAAGAAATCCTCAAGGTGATGGTCGAGTTGCGCCCTGATTTTGCATTACTAACAAATACTTGATAAAATTAGTGTTGCTATGGAAATAAAAAAGGCAAACTGGCATTCCGACGGAGATAGTCTCCGCCTATCGATGCCTATCGCAAAAGTCGATAGAGAAAAAAGAATCGTATCGGGTTTCGCCACACTAGACAATATTGATCAGCATGGAGACATTGTTTCTTCAGACGCTTCTGCTAAAGCATTCGAAAGATTCCGTGGGAATATTCGTGAAATGCATCAGCCACTTGCAGTAGGTAAGATGGTATCGTTCCGCAAGGAAAAACTGTTTGACAAGTCAACAGGAAAAGAGTACAGCGGAGTTTTCGTAAATGCATACGTATCAAAGGGTGCACAAGATACTTGGGAAAAAGTTCTTGATGGCACACTATCAGGTTTCTCAATCGGTGGTAACATTACCAAGGCGGTTGACGAATATAATCCAACACTAGAAAAATCAATCCGTGTAATTAAAGAATATGATCTAACAGAACTTTCATTGGTAGACAATCCAGCAAACCAACTTTCAAACATTGTTTCTATTGAGAAGACAGTAGACGGAACTGTATTTAAAGGAATTGCTACAGAAGTACAAGTAGAAAATGTTTTTTACGATAAGGAAACAGACGAAGTTTATTTGTCTACAGAATCAGAATTTACATCACCAACTACAAACAAAAATCTAGAAATGATTGGTTGGGTAGAAACAGCAGATACAAATAAGTCTGCAGAAATCTCAAGAATCCTTGACGCATACAAGCAGTCTAAGGTACAACCTGATATCGCAAAGCAGGTTGAAGAAAATCAAAACACAGAAGGAGGTGTTACTGTGGCAGAAGATACAACAACTACCGTTGAAGAGACTACAACTGAGCAAGTTGCTCAAGTTGAAGAAGTCACAGAAACGGACCTCGCCAAGTCAGCTGATGCTCCAGAAGCACCAGCAACCGAAGAGGCACCGAAAGCAGAAGCTGAAGAAGCTCCTGCTGCTGTTGAGGAAGCCGCAGACATTTCCGAAGTTGAAGTTGAAGAGACTGACTTTGCAAAAATGTTTGACGAAATGAAAAGCTTCATTTCAACAGAAATTAGCAAGACTGCTACTGCAGAAGCAGTATCAAGCCTTGCATCACAGGTTGATCAGAAAATTGCTGAAGTAACCAATAAATATAATGAACTCGCAGAGGTTGTCAATAACATTAAGTCAACTATCTCAGGCGTCGAAAAGAGGGTCGACGGAGTAGAGAAGGATACTGCGATTCGTAAGTCTTCTGATCTGGACGGGTCAGATGTAACAATACAAAAAACAAACACTAAGTGGGGCGGGCATTTCCTCAGCGTCCGCAACATCTAAATCTATAAAAATAACGGAGGTGAAAATAAAAAAATGAGCGATATTCTACAAAAAGTAGTAGACACAACTAACGTTGGATCAGCAAATGGTGGTCTTCTCAATACTGAGCAAGCAAACCGTTTCATTGATTACATGTTTGATGCTACAATCCTTGCCCGTGCAGCCAGAACAGTTCGTATGCGTTCTAACACTGCCGACATTGATAAGGTAGGTGTTGGTACTAGATTGATGACAGTTGCTACAGAAGCTACCCAAACAGGTGCTAATGCAGCAGTTACATTCTCCAAGATTTCTCTTACCACAAAGAAACTACGTCTTGACTGGGAACTTTCAAGCGAAGCACTAGAAGATAACATCGAAGGTGCAGACCTAGAAGACCACATTGCTCGCCTAATGGCTACTCAAGCTGGTAACGATATTGAAGATCTTTTGATCAACGGTGTTGGAACTGGTACAGGCCTAATGTCAGCATTCGCTGGATTCCGTGCACTCGCACTTGGTTCAGCTAACGTTGTAAACGCAGGCGGTGCAAACATCAGCAAGGCAGTATTCAACAATGCAATCAAGGCTATGCCACGTAAGTACAAGCAGCGTCGTAATGAACTACGCTTCTTTACAGGTTCAAACCTTGTGCAGGATTATCTCTATAACTTGACAACCATTGGTAACGGTGGAACTCCAGAAGACATTGCATCGTCAATTCTTCGTGGAAATCCAAACGGACCAGCAGGTGCGCCAGGTGGAGTTACTCCATTCGCATTTGGTATTCCAGTCGTTGAGGTTCCTCTAATCGATGAAACTCGTGACGGAGATTACTCAGGTGCTACAGGTGACCATGGTGATATCCACTTGACATTTGCTAACAACTTTGTTGTTGGTGTCAAGCGTGAAATCCAGGTTTACCGTGAATTCAAGCCAAAGAAGGATACAATTGAATACACAATGTTCGTAAGAACAGGGTGTGCAATTGAAAACCCAGAGGCTTTCGTTGTGGTTAAGAACGTAAAAGTTTCAGCCTAACAACCTTTAAAAACTAAATAGTCTAAAGGGGAACCCCATAAAAAGGGTTCCCCTTTAGTCATATGGGTGCTATAATTAGAAGGAAAAGACTGAGAGGAGAATAAATGTCTTTTAATAATATGAAGCTTGAAGAGCTTCGAAAGGTCGCAGAAACCTTTGCGGTAGACCACGAGTCAGCCAAGAATAAGGCAGACCTAGTTGCCCTACTCGCAGAAGAGGGCGTAAGCTACGATATGTATTCTAGTTTTAATAATGCAGAAAAGGCTGAAGCAGAGCTAGAGCCAAGAAAAACAACAGGATCAAAGCCAGTAACCGAACTTAAGGGTGGCCAGGTTCTAGTAAAGATGGAAAGAATGAATCCAAGATACGATGTAAATGAGTTTACATTTACAAAAGAAAATCCATTTATTGTAATGTCCGAAAAGGACGCACAGGAGATTTTTGACACACAGGAAGGTTTCAGACTTGCCACTCCCAAGGAGGTACAGGAGTTCTACTCCTAATTAGTTAATGGAGTTATACACAGGTCTCACCCAAGACATATACCTTGATGTATATGAAGAGGATGAATTAAGATTAGCGGATTCTAATCCGACAGTATCAATTTATGACGGGGACACAGATGTTCTAATCATCAGTGGATTTGCAAGCCCTGAAATAAATGATGAAGGACACTATTCTTTTAGGGTTCTAGACAATTATGTAATGACAGACAAGAGCCTGAAGGCTGTTTGGAGTTACGCAATTGACGGCAACCCAATGACTTCTACAAATTATTACTCTGTTGTAACTCCATATCTCTCCATTTCTGAGGCTTATTCCAGACTTCATGCTGGGCGTGAAGAAGGGGATCAAAACTACATTCATTTCCATGATATGCAGCAAGCTGAGAAGTTTGCTCGTTTTATGGTAGAAAACTATACAGGCGTAAAGTTTGGCAAGTATACCAAGACAATTACGGCCTATGGTCAGGATGCCGACGTACTTTACTTGGGGGAAAGAATTATTTCCTATACAACAATTAAAGAGAACGGCAAGACAGTAATCGATACCGTAGCAAATACAAACAGCTTTAATTTCCCAGTAGAAATTACAGACACAAACCATTCGTTGAGAATCGTTTCCCTTGGAGATGACATCAATGAGGGTGGCAAGCTGGATATTGTTTATCCGCTTCGTGGTAATTTTTACAACGGATATAGATACGATATTACTGGTGTATTCGGATGGAAGTTTGTGCCAGAAAAAGTTCAACAGGCAATGATCATGTTGATGAAAGACTATTTTGGTAAAGATAATATTTGGAGAGCCAGATTTGTACAGAACGTATCTTATGGCGATACAGATATGGAATTTTCTAAACTAGCTTTCAGGGGGACAGGTAACTTCTACGCAGACAAGCTCCTAGATGAGTTTAAGTCTACAAACATGGCGGTGATCTAATGATTGGGTCATATTCTGTGGAAGCAAAATACGCCATGACTATGGACGTATACCGTGTACAAATTGCTCAAAGCGCAACTGGGCAGGTAAAAAGAGAATGGATCTACGCAGAAACCGTTCCATGCCTAGCTAAATCAATTATATCTTCTGGTGTAAGAACACCATCAAACGACAGAACAGTTGACGCCAGATACTTAATTGAAGAAATTATCAAGGTCATGACTCTTGATAAGCTTCCTAGAAACGCTAAGATAAGCAACATAAAAGATTTGCAGGGTAATGTTCTGTGGGAAGAAGCAGAAGTTCTTAATAGCCCGCCTACAATATTTAATATCGTAGGATCTACTCCGATACTTGACGGCTTTGGACAGATACTAGAATACGAAAATACATTACAGAGGAGCGACATACAAGGTGCCTTCTCTTAAAATAGATTCAAATGCTTTAGATGCCATGAGAAATGTTGGGGCATATGTCGAGGGTGT